ATATCATTTAACACATATCGAATAGCCGTTTTTGTCAATTTAAAAAGTAAATTATGAAAGAGTTTTCAAATATTATAGAAATCAGCCCTATTGATTTAGGAGTAGGCAGCCAACCAAGAGTATATGAATTCATAGCAGATACTTTCTCTTATATCCCCCAACTCTCTGAGAACGAGAGCGGAAATTTTTGGAACTGCGACAAGACACTCGTAATAGAAGTACCTAACAGAAATGATCAACGCTTCTTCTCTATCGAGAGAAATGCTATTGTGAAGATAAAAACTTCCAATAGTAAAATTTACGAGATAGGCACATTGGATATTCCTGCACGAGTTCAAATTTCATCGAATCTGAACTCTGCAAACCTCATTATCAAGTGTAAAATGCTCACAGACCCACTTCTGTAGGTCTTTTGCTTACACCTTATTATATAGTAACTTCGCATCAAAAAGAATATTGATGAAAGAATTACAGTCTCTACTTGTCTCAGGAAAGCCCTTATTTATCACTATTGATGGCTTTCGACAGGCTATGCTCGCTGCCTTTCCTCTAAATGGTAAGACACCTGAAAGACCCGAGGTGAAGTCTGCATTTGGCATGACGAAAGATGAAATGCTTGCTTACCTTAATACCCATAGCTGGTATCAGCTTGAGTCACATCTTGCTCTCTTGGATATTCAGAAGGTAACAAATCAAGAAAACACCCCTATTACACTTACTGATGAGTTCAGTGATGAGCAGCTTCCTGATAACAGTATTGCTTATCACCGTGTGTTCGGTACTGTGATGTCTGACTCGTATTATTACTTCTCAAGTAAGCAGCTTCAGTCAGACCTCCTTGCGGCAGAAGCTAATCCGCAAATATCTTGTCACTTTCTTCACGTCAACTCACCAGGTGGTGAAGCGTGGTACCTCGATCGTCTGAGCGAAACACTACGTAGCTGCGAGAAACCTATTCTCACCTTCTATGAACAGATGTGTTGTTCAGCTGGATATTACATAGGATGTCACGGTCAGCGCATCTACGCTATGACACAGAATGACTATGTAGGTTGCATCGGTACGATGTGCAGCTTCTACGATTTTGAAGAATACTTTGCTAAGCTCGGTATTAAGAAAGTCGAAGCAAAAGCAACTAAGTCTGACTTGAAGAACAAAGTCTTCGATGATCTTCGTAAAGGTAAGGATGAGCAATTTGTGAAAGATATTCTCGACCCAATGAATGTACAGTTCTTAAGCGAGGTTCGCTCACAGCGTAGTAAGATAGCTGATCTTCCTGATGATACTCCTGTCTTGCGTGGTGAAACCTTCTACACTGCTCAGGCTGTGGAACTCGGTCTGACGGATGGTTGTAAGACAATGACAGAAGCTATCGTTGAAACTTCTACGATGGGTCGTGAATATACTGAGGCAAAGAAACTTAAAACTGCCGTTTACAATATATAAATGTATCATTTTAATTTTTAGTTACTTATGAATTTGAAAGAAAAGTTAACGAGTGTCATCGAGCTTCTTGGCTTTAAGCAAAAGTTCGAAGACAAAAGTCTGTCACAAGAAGAGTTCAACTCTGTTGTAGCAGAGTATCAGAAGAAGTACCAGAGTACGCTTGCTGATGACATCGCTTCGGAAAAAGCTGCACAGAAGACTGCTCAGCAGGCGGATGAGTTTCAGAAGATGCTGAACACCATTCAGTCTGTTCTGAATGGTGGTGAACCTTCAGCAGCAACTGATGATAATGGTGGTCAGCAGCCTGCACAGCAGGGTAATGCTACTCTTGAGGGTATCCTTGAGGGTATTAAGGGTATGCGTGCCGACATTCAGGCAATGGGTGAAAATCCAGCTCCTGATGTTCCTGTACAGACTATTAACACTGTTACTCTGAGTGTTAATGGTTTCGCTAATACTCCTGATTATCTCTTCGGTGTAGAACATTCACTGTTCTCTATGAAGAATCGTTGGAATCAGATCGCAGCTAACCCACGTGCAGCAGCTGCTCTTCCTGAGGTTGACGAACAGGTTGATGGCGTTGCCTTCTACAAGGAGGCTTGCAATTATGCCAAGTCGCTCAAGAATCGTTATCAGTACCTTCAGCAGAACAAGATGCTTGATGCTGCTGCGCTTGCTAAGGGAACTTACGCTACGAATTACGATGGAGTAGACAACGCAGGTCTTGGCGATCAGTTCGTTGTACTTCGTCAGGATGCACTCATCGCTCGTGTTCTACAGGTACGTGACCTTACTCAGTTCTTCCCAGTCGCTTACGGCTACCAAGATCGTGGACTCGTATTCAACGCCTTCTTCGACGAAGTTTCACAGGCTTACCAGTCTGGTGAGGTCTTCAAGGGCGGTATGAAGATTGAGAACCACTATGGTTATGTTGACGATGCCATGATAAAAATGGAATGGGGACCAATGAAGGAACTCGAGCGCAAGTATATCGGCTATCTCAACAAGGAAGGTTCAGATCCTATTAAGTGGACGATGATTGAGTATCAATTACTCAACACCCTCATTACTGCACAGGTAGAACAGAACAAACGTCGTATGCGTGGTATCTATGTTAAGCCAGAGCAGGGCGTAGCTGGCAGCTACAACAATGCTGGTACTGGTGTTCTCTATACGCTTCTGCGTTATGTCCATCAGTATGATGTTAAACCACATGCAAGCGATGTGTATCGTTCATATGCGCAGGCTACAATGCTTGCTGCAGTACAGGAATTCATTGCAGACGTACGCGCATCTATCACGGAAGATATGGATCTCGACCAGCATTGCATCTATCTGAACAAGAATCACCAAGCTTGGTGGATTAAGAACGTACGTGCCACTTATGGCAAGGATACCGACTTCTCTGGTCCGATGGGAGCTCTCAATATCGTTCCTGATACTACCGTTCGTATTATTTGGTTGCCTTATCTCGGTCAGCTTCCATTCATGATGCTGCATCAACCAGGCAACATTCAGTTCCTTGAGTTTGTTCCTGGCGAGATGCTCTCAATGAAGATGCAGGAGCAGATGGAGCAAGTTCGCGCATGGAGCACTTGGAAAGAAGGTTGTTCAGCATCGTTCACTGGTCGTCGCTTCGACACCAAGAAAGCCATGGACGACAACAACTACGAGTGGCAGCAGATTTTCATCAACCTGTTTGCAGCAACCATCGTCGACAAGTTGGATGCCAACAAAGGTTTCTGGTTGACTACTGGAAGCACAACAACACAGGAAACTTACACCGACATCGAAAATGCAAAGGCTGGAGTAGCTTACTGCATTGAGTGTGGCGATAAGACTCATCTTCCAAAGATTGCCAAGAGTGGTAAGTTTGCTAATCTCACTGCAGCATTTAATGCTTCAGAGGTAGGCGACTACATCATGGTGATTCTTGGTAACGATGGTAACTTCCGCGAGATGGAACGCTGCGTAGGTGGTAAACGCACCATCAACAAGGCACTCCAGCCTAACGTTCCTGGAGGTCGCTAATTCGAAATCCATTTTTATAGTATATAGATGTTGTTTCACCGCGGGGAGTCACTCTTCGGCTTCCCGCAAAATTTAAGAAAGAAATGATAAGAACAAAAATTCAGAAAAAATGCCGTGCATACAACCCTAACAAGGGGTTCAATTACGCTGACCGTCAAGCTCGCAGAATGTTCATGGTAACATTTGCAGTGTTTGGTTTCGCAATGCTCCTTGCAGCATTACTCGATTACTCTTTACTCGGGGCTACCGGATCTTTGGTTTCATTTGCCTCTATGGCTGTGGTAGGACATATCGATGATGTGTCTGACCGTGATACGCATGGTTCTGCTATTTCCTATATAGTTTACCTTGTGGCACTTGATCAAATAGACCGCACAAAGCCATTCCCACAGCCCAATAGACAACGCGAGGTTGCACCTATACCTTTAAAACCAGGCGAAATACCTCATTACTTTGAGGCGCATGATATACCATCCTTTACAGGAACTACAGAAAAGGGAGATATTACGACTTCTGGTGAAAATAGTTTCGTTCTCATCATGGGTGGTGCCCGTGTGAACTTGTATAATTTTATAGAAGAGTACAGTGGTGGAAAGTTCATTATTTTCTACAAGCACGTTAAGTCTTCCGACTGGTATATTCTTGGTGAACTCGAGCGTCCTATTATCCTTGCCAATACAGAGGTCAAAGACGATAAGGACGGTCGTTATGGCACATTCACCTTTAAGCGTAATTCTGTAGACCTACCACTCCTCTATACTGGTAATCCTGCCGTAGTGGATGCTGGAGAAGTGGCTGCTGGAGCTACAAGCATTACCATTAAGGCAAATGCCAATACCTACAAAATCGCCAATGGTACAACAGGCACAGCAGCCATTGCAAGCGTATCGGGTCTTACCAAGGCGGACAAGGGACGATACATTACCCTTATCGGTGCTGGTACCGATAAGCCTGCCACTATTGCCGACGGCTCAACCTTCGTTCTCGAAGACGGTGCCACATGGACGGCAAAGGAAGGTGCATCTATTACGCTCCGTGTTCTTGACACAACGACACTTGTCGAAGTATCTCGTACAGGAGTATAACACGCTACAGAGAGCAGAAGGACGGCGGTCTGTTTTTCTGCTCTCTTCACTTAAAATAAGAAACTATGTATAGTACAAGAGAAAAGCTTATTCACTTCAACCAGCTCGTTAATCCGCAGGCTGTAGAAGCCGACCTCGCATTGCTGCACGAGAAGAATCCACAAAGCACCGACTTTGTACGATTCGACCATGCACCCGAGAAGAATTCAGAAGATATTCTGTTTGCATTGCTCAACGTTTGTGAACACGACGAAATCGTGCGAAATCGTCGCGAATTCTTTGCTACAGAAAATAAAGACACTGATAACAATTCAGGAGGTGAAGGTAACGGTACTCCATTAGAGGGCACTGATACAGAGAACCCAACAGATGGTGAAGATAACGACACCCCATCAGAGGATACTGGTGCAGAAACCGATAATGTGGATAACTCTGTGGATAATTCTTCCGAAGAAGGAAAAGGCAATCAACCAAAGAAGCCTGCTACTCCAAAAAAAAAGAAGAAGAGTACCCGAAAATAGACTGGGAAAACCTTGCTGATGCGGACGTGCAGATGGCAACCGTCATCTATAACGACCGCATCAACACTTGGCGAAAGATGAAGCAGCTCGACGAACTGCTGGAGAAAGAGCGTAATGCGCAGGCAGTAGCTGATATGGCAGAATTGCGCATACGTAATCTTCAGGCATTCGCCGAGCTGCAATCGTTCAATGACACGGGCAAGTTTCTCTGCAAGCACCCATTGCTCTTCGGACGCTCAGAGATAGCAGAACTCATGAAACTACTCAAAGCCGACCCTGCCGAGTTCCTGCGTCAGCACAAGAACGTGCTCGACAACATCAAGCGTTACCGCTCCTACATAAAACGCACCGACCGCAAGAACCGCCGTGCTGATGACCGCAAGAACCTCGAACGGCATCTGGAGCGTGAAAAACTATTCAAGACGGTTCTTGAACAACAAAATAAATAAATAGTATTAATGG